CGCCACAGGCTCCGCTTCGAGCGATGCCAGCGCGATACGCGCATTATTAATCAGGAGGCTATCAGCAGGAGATAAAACAACATGAGCGTTACCCTCCGCATCAATTTCAGAATTCGTAATTTTTCTGAACAGCTTTGCCAGTTCTCTGGTAATAGTGCTCATGGGCGAATCTCCGTCCTGCCACCAAGTAAGCGGATTGCCACTCGTTCCCGGAAGGTAAGCGGTCGATGGTGTCCGCGGGCATTAACAATTTCAGGCTTTCCATTAGGCGGATAATTGACCCTGACCGATTGACCATCCAGCGCGTGAGAAGCCTCGAGTAGTGCTGACTTTAAGTGCGCAGGGCACTCTTTCTGCACCCGCTCGCCGTCTGAAATGACACCTGCAATCCCCTGAAGCATGCTGGCTAAATTGCTGAGATAATTTTTCACGTTCACTCTCCTTTACCGGCTGCGGCGATATTGATGCCAATAGCAGATAGTGCCTCTTTGATTTCCCAGAGAGTATAAACCGGATAGCGATCTGAACCGTCGCAGCACTTATCCTTTTCGCTATGAGAAACGGCAACATCATCCCAATAGTCATCTGGCGCATGACCTGCCTGAATCCAGATTAAGTGAGCGTGTGGCTTCGGCATCTTCACGGTGACGGTGCGGGACTCCAGCTCGGCGATGCGCTGCCGCAGTGCTGTGTTATCGTCGAACAGCTCACAGATGTGGCGATTCTGCTTGCGAACGCGGTTTTCGCTTTCAGTCATTTGCTGCTGCGCCTTATCCAGCGCCTCTACCAGCGCGAGGACGTTGACTGGGTTGGCTTCTTCGTGGAACTCATTGATATCTGTGATATCGATATCAATCTGTTCACCTTCATGCTGAGAGATATCGATAATCTCACCATATGGGTATGCTGCGAGCCGTTCATGCGCCCCAATAGCATTCTCTGCTGCCGCTTTCAGGCTCTGCGCCAGTTCGGTGATATCAGTCATTGGCCTTTCCCTCGCTGCGGAACATCATGATTGTCAGGTCGCCTTTAGTGGCCAGGCGCACCGTTGTTCCTGGTTCGATGCTGGACAGGTCAAACGCATCGTAAAATTCGTTTACTGCCTTCTGTCTACGAGATAGCTTTCTACGCTTATCCCACTGCTTTAGCGCAATGGAGATAAACCACTGGCCCGTTTTGAACATGATGAATAACCACCCCATCAGAGCGAGACCAGTGTTTAGAATGTCCAGAATGCTCATGACTGCACTCCTTTGCGAAGCTGATGCGCTACCATCGCGCAGATATTCGGAGCATCTGAGAAATCATCGTCATCCGAGATAACCAGTTGGCGCACGCACTCGTCGGCACCCTGCGCCCGCACTTCAGCCAGGAAGGCATCGGTTGCTGGTGTTTCTGGAATGGCATCTGGAATAACCTCTGAGTAGACGCGCTCCATTGCCGACTCCCATCCGTAGTAACAAGCCGAATAACCGTCGCGCTGGTAGCCGCGGTCTTCAACCCCACAACCCATTCCTTGATCATGATACTCCGGCTGGTTATCGGGATTGATGACGCACTCAAGAGCGTCCTTAAGACCCGAGTTCTCCGCAGCCAGCTTCTCCACCTGCATCTGCAGGTTCTCGATAGTCGCATCAGCGGCACGGAACTCGCGCTGAGATTCTTCAAGCTTCTGCTCTAACTCAGTGAACTTACGCACCAGGTATTCGGCGTTCGTTTCGTTTACCTTCATGTCGCCAGGCAAGCATTTGCCACGCAAAAAACCTTCCATCTCAAATAATTTCATACCCCTACCCTCCCCCAAACCATCAATACCCTTCTCATCGCCGCGCTGTTGCGGCACTCCTGAAATATTCCGTTGGTGCAGCTGCGCGCCGTACCAGCCTGCTCTTCCGGTGTCGCCAGGCGATAAGTCACCGTTCGCCAGACCTTGCTCACCCGGATAATTTTTCGAGACCGCTCCAGATCGATGGCGTTCTTCGTGATGCAGTTGATGGTCATGCCGCACTCTGTGGCCACATCCTTCGCTGTGAAGGTCTGGTGCGTTTCGAGATAACGCAGAATTGCCTGTTTGCCTTTCATTGGATAAGCCCTCTCTCTTTCCCGCGCTGATACTCTTCCCAAAGCCATTGGGCCGGGGTTAGAGCTCCGAGAGTCGCTGCGTTTGGCATGCATCCGAAGCTTTTTCCTTCCGGGTGATAACCGGCCTGGCGGCTCACGTGATTTGTCGGAATTACTTCATCAGCGTTCTCAAGCGCCAGGACTGGAGATGGTATTTTTTCCCCACCAGCAACTTTCAGCGCCCATTCCTCAAGTTTTTTTGACGCGTATTTTTCAGTTTCAGCCTCGCTCAGCTGGCGATGGTACATGGCTCTGCGCGTGTCGGTGACAATCCAGTACATGACGTCATGAGACCACGGGAAAGCTTCTGCTCCGCCGGTATGCAGCCCTTTTTCGCGGCTATACCGATGGAACTCATTCATCACATCTGCGAGTCCAATGCCAAGCACCGTTCCGCTGTCCTTGCACCATTTGATGAATTGTCCCGGGGACGGCCAGAAAGGTGATTCACTGGCGCGCGCATGCCGCACTCCTGCAGAAAGCTGTTCGCGGGTACGGATTCCATTTTCTGAAAACGCTGCGATCCACTGACGCTTTGCCGTTTTCTCGTCTGCGTCAGTTTTCAGGTTTGTCTGCGTAGACGCAGGGAAAATCTGCTTCAGCTGACGAAAGAGAGAATCAACCAGGCCTTCAGCTTCAGGATTAATGACCTTCTGCTGGTTTGCGCTTCCGTTCGCCATTCTGGAGAGCAGTGCTCCATCACGCCCGTTTACGGCTTGCATGATCTGATTATTCACAGGAAGTCCTCCCATCCCTCACGGCTGTTCCAGTGCGGCGTTTCCTGCTCGGCACGCCCACGCTTAGCCAGCGGGTTAACTCGGGCGTTTCGAATCCAGACCCTGAACGCGGAATTCCAGTCGATCAGCAGCGTACCGCGGGAAAGGTGATAGTCCCGGAAGTTCAGCAACTCCGTCTCAATGCTCACCCCCTTCTCGGCAGCCATAGCAATGTGATCCGCTGATGGCTTAAACAGGGGCGGGAATGGAATCTCCCCGTTTGGTGAAATCCCGATCCGCCGCTTTGCGGCTTCGCTCATAAAACCTTCGCGCCCAGAGAGAGTTGGTTCTATGTTGGGTTCAATGACTGATTCTGTATCCCAATTTTGGGATCGTTTAATGTCCAAATTTGGGCTTGTTTCGTGTCCAAATTTGGGATCATTACCGTTTTCGGTACTGTTCCGTTTTTGGGCTTCTTTAACCTCGATATTGAGACGCAAAACGCGAACCTGTTTTGTCTTACCTTTACGCTCTCCGGTGTCGGTAATCAGTCCATCGTCAATCATCTGCCCGACCCACTTCCCGATGGTCTTCCTGTCCATGCCGGTGTCTTTAACGAGGCGCTGTATGCTCGGGTAGCAGCAGTGCGATTCGTCAGCGCGGTCTGCCAGAGAGAGCATCAGAAGTTTTTGTGATGCTTTTAGTTCAAGGCCCCACGCCCAGTCCGTTGCTGCTCTGCTCATGCCGCCTTGTCTCCGATTTGATGTGCCGCCCACAGTCCGGCGATCCACTGGATGCCCTTGGGCGTGAATTTGTTTTGGGTGAAGGCGTGGCCGTTATTCTGGTTCTCGCCTGTTTTCACAGTGAAACGCCCAGCATCAATATGCTGCGCATACGGCGTTAGCTTGCCTGCAAGCAGGTACATGATTTCACTTTCGAGCAGGAACTGACGGAAGGCGTTTTCTTTGATGTGGAGTAATTTGCAGGTCTCGCGGAAGCCGAGAGATCCAGATGCATTGACGTAGCTATCCACGAATTGTGCTTTCGGGGCGGCAATGGCTAACTGACTCTCTAACTGAATTTTCTCTTCAGCTAAATCAGCTGCAAGTCTCAACGCCTCAGGCAGCGTTTGAGGCAATAATGGAGGCTCCTTTTCCTTTAGTTTTGTGAGGACAGTTCGGCGAACCGCCTTCGACTCCCTCATGCCAATCAATACTGCCTGGTCGTTGGATACCACAAGGTTTTCTGATTTTGTGCCGTTTGAATTTTGAACTACGAAAGTTTCGTAGTGCTCCCCTTCAAGCTCATCCTTGACCCGAGGGATAAAATCATTGTTACGAACTGGCTTTTCTCCATGCTCTAATCGGGCCTGATTGATAATGGAAAGAAGCTCATCAGTGCCAATTTTGGCATTGTTGCCTGAGATCATAATTCCTGGCATAATTCACCTCTGAGTTATTAGAAGTTCATATTCATCTGGTCATAACGCTCGGTTGCCGCCGGGCGTTTTTTATTGGTGAGAATCTCTGCAACCTGCTTTGCCAGCCGCGCCATGTCGTCATCAACGACGCCCCACTCCAGCACCGCCAGTAACATCGACAGCTTCGGCAACATGCTTTCCTTCCAGCGGGTAATGCCCGACTTATCCATCCCCAATGCCTTTGCAACGTTAGAGGCACCGCGAATAGCAATCTGATTCAGGATCCAGGACTCAATTTTTCGAGCCTGGTCTTTGTTTCGTGTGGTTGTGTTGATTTCCATATAAATTTTCCTTTAGGTTGAAATAGTTAATTGATTGTTTGTTTTGTTTATCGTGCACCATTGACAGTCATCCATGACCACGCCGGGCACCCGACCATATACCGGGCCGTTCGGTACTAAAAGTACATTTTTATTACATAACTAATTGCTGCTTACCGATACGGCGAATCTGTGCTGCTGAATACTTGCCGCCTGATGCTTTGGCGATCTTATCCGCGTACTCGGTCTCTCCTGTAAACTCGGTACGCGGCAGAGAACCACGCTCAATCCATTTGTAAATGGCCTTGGGCGTAAGTCCGCAAACCTCAGCCACAACAGACACACGAACGGATTTAATGACGTGTCCAAACGTAACTTCGTTCATTTGCATCTCCAGTGGTGAACTTGTAGTTCATATTATGACGGAACTGATAGTACAGTCAAGTACAGATATAGTTGAACTGATGGTTCAACAAAATGAGCGTGAAAAATTCTCGCTAAGGCTTGCGCTGGCCTGTGATAAGGCGGGACTTCCACAACATGGCAGGCAGGCTGATCTAGCTGCTAGAATGAAACTTACACCGAAGGCCGTAAGTAAATGGTTTAATGGCGAATCGGTCCCGAGAAAGGAGAAGATGGAGTTGCTAGCGTCGGTGCTGGGGACTACAGCTGCATACCTTCATGGGTACGCTACAGAGGACGGTATCACACCTAACCACGCCTCTAAGGTGTCCGACTCTTATCGAGTGGACGTATTGGATGTTCAAGCGAGTGCTGGACCGGGAACTATGATTTCCAATGAATTCATTGAGAAGGTCAGGGCTATTGAGTACACAACTGAGCACGCCAGAACTTTATTTAACGGCAGGCCTCAAGACCATATAAAAGTCATCACTGTTAGTGGCGACAGCATGGAGGGGACTATCAATCCTGGTGACGAGATCTTCGTTGATGTGTCCGTTAACCATTTTGATGCTGACGGAATTTATGTTTTCGTTTATGGCAGAACCCTTCATGTAAAACGCCTACAGATGCAGAAAGACAAGCTAGTTGTCATATCTGACAATCCGATGTACGAGCGCTGGCATATTGAAGAAGCTGACGAAGACCAGCTTCACGTGGTAGCCAAGGTCTTGCTTCGCCAGTCGATAGATTATCGTCGGTTCGGATAAAAATAAATTACCTTAAAGTTCATTATGTTATGACAAAATGGACTTTTTTTACCTAAAATATGTACTATTGGTACTTTACATGAATGAACTTTCAGTACATTATAAGTCCATCGAAACAACACAGCGTTTCGGTCAGTCGAACGGCGCGACAGTAAACCATGCGTCGGACCATAGGCGGGCTCAGGAAGAGCGGCAATTATGGCTAAACGATTTACCAGCAGCTCTTTGCGAGGGGCTGACGGCAAATCTACTCCACTTATTTAAAAGAGACGGTATATGGATAATCAGGATAATGAGTTAAGAAAGGTTGTTCAGGAACTTGCTGATGAAGAAGGCATCAGCTTTTCCGATGCCCTAGATGTTTCGATTAAAGCGCTGCGTTATGAGGTAGAGCGCAGAAAATCGTTTAACGGTGAAGCTGCTTGTGATGGCTCTGCAATTACTTCTTAGCCAAGTACCAAGAGGTGTCTGCGGCTTCGGAAACCAGTACGTAATAGCTTTGCTTTACACTACTAGCTATACCTCTGACTTCCTCTCTAACGTTATATGCAGTTGATGTTTTTACGGTTGTATATTCAGCTGTTGGGAGGTTAAACCAAGTGCCATTACCATCCTGTATCTCACGCGAATAACCCTTTGCTTTCATCTTTTCATGAAGATTTTCATAGTCTTCAGAATCAGCGCCGCGCAACTCAACTCGAACAATATATCTTGCCATAAGAAGATTCCTATATTGACTGTGGAGTGAGCAACATATCAGTTTCCTTTGACTGTGGAAAGCAAAGGGACACGGGCCGGGCGTGGATAAAAATCCCGGCACCAACCATCGCAAAGCCGCCACCTGAGCGGCTTTTTTCATACCTAAGAAACTTCGCAGAGGTTTCTAAGTTATGAGACGGCGGCCATCCACCGCCCATTGAAACACTGAATAAATGCGTTGAAGTCTTGTATTAACCGTTCCGTTCGCCGCGATAAGGCCAAGAGGATTTATGAGCAACCCAATCACAGTAGGTTTTACAGGCCTGACGAAGCGAATTTTCGCGGGTCGTTCAAAGCCGAGCAAATTGGCGCCCGGTGTTCGCGAGTTCACCGGTGAGAAATTTGATGTCACAGACGAGGCGCTATTTGCAGTGGCCCATCTTCTCGCGGTTCGCGATGACATCCTGATATTCCCGACAGCTGATGGGAAAGAGATTCACCTCCGCGCCGACATCAAAGAAAAGCGGGAGGCATCATGACAGTCACCCATAACGGAAAGAAGTACACCGCCAAAAAGCTCAACGATAACGAGTGGCAGCTGACGTCCGTATCGGCACCGCGTGAAAAGCTGACGCTTAACCGCTGGCAGATGCATATGGCTGGCCTCCTGGTACAGGTAGAGGTGAAGGTATGATTGGAATGCACTACGGCACCGCATCAGTGCCACGTAGCGAGGTTTTACCTGGCACAATGCTGCAACACCACGGCAAAACTTATCGCGCCTCTGCGAACGTTGAGAAAGGCCTGTACGCCTTCAACATCTTCGAAAAAACCATCATCAAAAGTGATTCCGTCGTTGTGCTGCTGAATGAGCGCGGCGAGCCGATGGTTCACTGATACCAACCACCCTATTCAACCGATCGGCCTGGCTCAATGCGGGCGGGATCTGCACATCCAAATTTCAGGAGAAACCATGAGCGAAGTAACGGACTTAACTGTCATCGAAATCAAGCCGGAACAGGCCCCAGTGCTTTACGTAGCGGGCGGCCTTGACGCGTACCTTGAGCAAATCCGCCAGGCTGTAAACGAAGTGCCGGACCTGTCCACGAAGAAAGGCCGTGACCGTGTCGCCTCTCTGGCGGCGCAGGTGTCGCGCAGCAAGACGGCAATCGAAAAGCCAGGACGTGAGTACCTGAAGCGACTGAAAGAGGCTGTGCGACCTGCTGAGGCCGAAATTAAGCGTTTCGTTGATGCATGTGACGAGCTGCGCGATGCAACCCGCCGCCCACTCACCGAATGGGAAGTCGAGCAGGAACGCATCAAGGCTGAAGAGGCTATGAACGCGCTGCACGCCGAAGCGCTGGTGATGAACGAAGAGTTCGACCTCCAGCGTGCCGCGCAGATCGAAGCAGACCACGAAATGGCTCTGCTGATGAATGACAAGTTTGACCGTGACCGCGAAGAGCAGCGCCGCCAGGCGGAACAGGCTCAACGCGAGCACGAAGAGCGCATCAAGCAGGAAGCGGCAGAACAAGCCCGCCGCGATGCCGAAGCGAAACACAAAGCTGAGATTGAAGCCGCAGCGCGCCGTGAAGCTGAAGAGAAAGCTCGCGCTGAACTGGCGGAACGCCAGCGCATTGAAGCGGAACAGCGTGCGGCACGCGAGAAGCAGGAGGCGGAAGAGCGTGCACGACGCGAAAAAGAAGAAGCCGTTGCTGCAGAGCGCCGCCGCCTGGAAGAGGCAGAAGCAGCCCGCCTGGCCGAAGAGCAGCGTAAAGCCGAAGTAGAAGCGCGCCGTGCCGCAGACAAAGAGCACCGCCGCACCGTCAATCGTCGTGTCTACGCAGATCTGATTGCTCAGGGCATCCCAGAAGAATACGCACAGAAAGCAGTGCTGGCGATCGCTGGCGGCAAAGTGCAGCACGCGCACATCAAATATTGAGGCAACCATGAACGCATACCTCACTTACGACCGAATCGAAGATCGGCGCTGGGTTGAGCAGCAACTTACCGACGAGAAAGAGAAGTGGATCGACGACCGGGCACAGCAAATCATCGACATGATGCCAAAAGAGCCGTCCGGCCTCTTCCACTTCACGATCCCGATTGACTCCAGCCCATACGAAGGACTTCGCAGCGATAAAGCTGCCGAGGCATACAACGACTTCGTTTCGGCAGTGGCATACGCCCAGGCAGAGCACGACTGGGAACACCGTACCGGCTGCCCGTTTTAATTTTCGAGGGGATTAACGATGGCAAACGAATTAACAATCACAGCGACATCGCTTCAGGAGATAGGCGTCGACGTCTCCACCTGGAGCGCGCTGAAGAACAGCATCTATCCTGGCGCCAAAGACGAATCGGTAATGATGGCGCTTGACTACTGCCGCGCCCGCCAGCTGGATCCGTTGCTCAAACCTGTCCACCTCGTTCCGATGTACGTCAAAGACTCGAAAACAGGTAAAGGTGACTGGCGCGACGTGGTCATGCCGGGCATCGGGCTTTACCGCAT